ATCCAGTCGCCCTGGCTCTCCTTCAGCTTGTCGTATTTCTCGTCGATCAGATCGAGGGTTTTAAGGTATTCCTGCGTGGATCTCGCGTTTGTATCGCTGAGGTTGCCGCCGCCCTTCTCAAAGTCGATACGCGCCTGCTGGAGTTCGGCAAACTTCTGGCGCTGCATGGACGACATGCCCGCCGTGTCGGTGATATTGCGGATCTGAGCCTGATACTTCAGTTGCTCATCCTGCATGGATTTAGCCAGGCCGTTTATCTTCTTCTGGGCTTCCAGCTCTTCGTTCTTTTTGTCCACAGCTTTGGCCGCCAGTTCGATGGCGGTCTGATTGGCGAGCTGGGATTTCTCCTGTGCGCTGAGCAGGTTGTCCTGAGCATATGTCGCCAGTTCTATAAAGTGCGCGTGAACCTTGCTGTATTCGGTGTTTTTAGCCTGGGCTTCACCGGACTGCTTCAGCTTCTCGATGGTGTCGCTGAGGATCAAGGACTGAGCTTTGTAGTTCAGCAGAGTACGATCGCCGGCAGGCATGGTGATTGCCGGTGTTTTGGTTTTGGCCTCCTTGTACATCTCGTCAATGCCTTTGCGCGCCCGGGCGATATCGGCATCTGACCAGAGGGTAACGCGCTGGTCTTTCGGCAGGAACTGGGTGGCTTTGGCGGCTTTGGCATTTTCGACAATGAGTTTGTTGAGGCGAGCCACTGCCTGCGAGCGTTTCTCTGTGGTGGTGGTACCGGCATCAAGGTACTTATTCAGCTCCTGCTGCCCAGTAATCGCATCGGCATTGAGTTTGTTTGCTTTAGCCTGAACAGCGGCATACCCTTCCTGGGATTTGACAACAAACTCCATTTCTCTGATTTTTTCGATGAGAGCCGATTTATCAACCATCATCGAATTATTTTTGAATCGCCCCCAGATACCCTCTTTACTGTTAGCCTCTATCTCTGCGAGGGTATTTTTCATTGTCTGCAGCTTAGTAATATCGCTATTGCGCCCTACGCTTAAAAGCTCATCCCACATGCCCTTAATAGCATCACCGGTCGCTTTTGCCGCTCGCTCAATCAACCCCATATTGTCGATAATCTGTTGGCTGCGTTGCTGTTCGGCCTGGCTGTAGGCTCTTGCTGCCACCTCTGCCGCGCCGTCTTTGTCTCCCCGGCGTTCCAGTGCTGAAATGTATTCGTACTGGCTGGCGGTCAGATAGTGCATGGTGGCATTCAGTTCTGCTGATGCTTTGGTCGGGCTGTCGTAGAGCTTCTGGAAGTTCTTCACCGTAGCATCAACAGACTGGCCAGTGGCCCGCTCCATTGCCATTGCTGCGCGGGTGACAGATTCGAGCTGCTCCGGTTTGAACGTGCCAGCGCCAGCCACCTGCGCCAGAGTTCGCCCCGCCGCTGATACCTTCCCACTGGCCCCGCCAATCTTCAGCGCCAGATCTGAAAGCAGTCCGGCAGACTGTGCAGAGTACTGCCCGGTCAGGATCAGTTGCTTATTAAACTCTGTCGCCTCCTGGGCGCCTTTGTACCATGCTGTGGCCAGAGCGCCTGCTCCCACCACCAACGCACCAATACCTACAGTGGCTGGGGTCAGCGCCGCCAGCAGAGTGCGAAGATAACTCCCGACGCCGGATATCGCACCCTTTACACCGCCAAACTGGTCTTTAATCTGCCCGCCCTGCTGGAGCAGGATCAGGAACGGAGACTGCCCACCAGCCAGCTGGGTAGCAATATCGGTGAACTGTGCCGGGAGAGTACGCAGGGCAGCATTGTATTGCCCGATGGAAATACCGGCCCGCTGGGCCGCCAGCTCCTGCCGGGATAGCGCCTGCGGCATGGCATCTGCGAGGCCGGTCAGTTTACGGCGCGTATCCTCCAGTTGCTGGTTGAAGTGCTCGAACTGCGTGCCGTTGATGCGCCCGGCTTCGAAATGGGTCACCAGCTGCGCGTACTGCTCATCCAGCGAGTTGAATGCTCGTATCGTCGGGTCGATTGAACCCAGCAGGTTCTTCAGCGCGGCGGACTGCTTCTCTGCTGCCTGGGTGGCCGCCAGTTCAATCTGGGCGCGCGCTGCCGCCTCGCCGGTATCGGTTAATTTCAGGCGGGTTTGATCGAGGAGTTTTTGATAATGCTCGTACTCTTCACTGTCCAGCCAGCCTTTGCTAAATACGGCTTTAAGGTGATCCTGCTTATCTTCCAGTCTGCCAAGCGCGGCAACGGTCGGATCGATGCTCTCCAGCAGCCCTTTGATTTCCTGGTGCTGAGCGCGAAGGGCTTCTGAACCTGCTTTTGCCGCGGGTTTTACCCGTTTAGTCGCATCTGCCAGGGCATCAGCGCCAGCGACGGCACCCGCCGCCGCCTGGCCGAGTTTATCCAGTTCGTTGCTGGCCGTTTTCAGAGCGGACACATCGGCCCGGAGAGTGATTGAAGCTATCTGGTCTGTCATCAGACCTCCTGTTAATGGTATCGGTCACGAATGCCTGACCAGGCGGCCGGTGCTGTAACTCCGATTCTCTGTTCATGCACCAGACTGACTGCCTGCCCCCACGCCTGCAGCACATCATTGAGTGCGCCAGGGTAGTTATCCGCAAACAGCCGGGCCGTATCCGCGTTAAACGGCATATCTGCTTCCCAGTCTGCAATCATGAAAAGCAGCGCTTCGGCGGTGGTGGGGGTAGGTTGATTAGGGGCGGCCTGGAGTTCGGCAAGGGAGGGGATCTTAAAAGTCAGAGTAAGCGGGGCGGGTTCGCCGCCCGGCTTAGTGACATAGACGGTTTTCCTTACCGTCTCCATGACTGCTGCCCCAGCGTTGTTTTAATCAGGTCGTTCACCGCCTGATTTACAACATCGACATTGGCTGTACTGCTTTCCACCTGGATATAACTGCGATCCCCCACTGACACGTTGAGGTTTTCCAGTTTCTTACCCAGGGCATCTGGTAACTCGCCGCCGAAACGGTGATTAATGGCCGCCACCAGCTCGGTGCGGAATGCTTCGCTTTTATTGACGCCATGCCCCTGCCAGAGATGGCGCTGGTCAATCTGAATATCTAATTTCATACGTAACCTTCCTGTTTAAGAATTTTTTCCATCAGCCCGCGCGCAATAGCGTTAAGAGTCGGGGCCACGTTGAGGGGGGATTTACTGCGCTCACCGTCCTGTATGCGCTTGATGACTTCCATCTGCTCTTTGGTAAGCAGGATGGGTTTGAAGTTCGGGTTGTACGCCATAACTGACCTCACTGTATATTTATCAGGGTCAATAATATTTCATAAAAAGCAATGAATACACATTTCATTGCAAAAATCGCAACGAATGAAGCAAAAAAAAGCCACCTGCTGGTGGCTCGATTTCACGCTACTTCAAAAATATTTTTTGAGCTCAGTCATGAAAGGTTCACGGACTCCGCTTGGTAGCTGATTCTTAACGCTCTCAATATCTCTCCACGTATGATTCCAAACTTCTGCAGGCTCCATTCCCAGATGCGCTAACTTTAATTTCTCCGCCAGGGTTTTAACTGCCCCACCATTAACTGAAAACCCAGATGCGCTATCCCTCACAAAGAACTCATCAAAACTCATGTCTGTTGCTTTGAATTCTGCAGCCCGCTTACTGGCGATTGTTTCGGCGACCATACTCCCGCAGTGCTTACACTTGATGTGCTCCCTCTGGATCAGTTCCGCACAGAACGGGCACTTCACCAGCCCGGCTGTAGAAGATGCCCCCTTGCCAAAAATCAGCATCAGAACCCCCACCAGCACGATCAACCCACCAATAATGGTGTGATTTTGCTGTGAAGCCATCAGGCCGATATTGTTAACCCTGCCATAGCCCGTATCGACGCTGACATCCATATTCAGTGCCACCACAACCCAGAGAACGCCGATCACCAGCGCGAAAAAACCCAGCTTTTTCATTTCGTTTGCCCTGCTGTGAAAGAATACACGCATCATATCAGGGGTGTTTTGCACCCCCTATGCAATTTTTATTTCCCGTCAGCTATCCTGATCCCTCCTTTTTTTCATGGCTGCTAGGGTATCAAGTGCCCGCTGTTGCTGCTCCGCCGTCACTTCCCCGGCGGGATCCCCGGCAAGGTTATAGCGCGGCCCACCTGCGGCCAGCGCTTTCAGGTAGGACGTGCGCCGGGTGTACTTGGCGATGGCAGCCCGCACCCTGCCCCCGCCGGTAATGCCCCAGGCGCCCATGTCTGCGGCTATCAGTTCAGCAGCACCCACCACAATATACC